ATGGCGTTCCCGTTCATGCTATACTAGGATTTGGCTCGGCTAGACGACGGGTCGAGAACCGGGGCCTGCCGCCGGTTGTCGCGCTATTTCCGCAGGGATCACCCGGCAGGAGGTGCTCAACCAATGCCACACCCTTACTGGCTCCAAAACGCGATCCGGCGCAATCCCAGATCGGCAGGCCCCGGAGAACCGTTCGCGGCGCCTCCCGAATTTGACGAAGCCGCAGATCGTGACGGCGTGCCCGTCGCGCCGGTCCAAACAAAACCACAACGGAAAAAGCGGCCCATCAGGCGCGCAGCGCCCTATTGGGCGATCGGCCGGAAACGCGCGATGGATTGGCTCGAGCAAAACGGGTTCCCCGAGCCTGGGGATGGCGGGCAGGCCGAGCTTGAACACGACGTGGCCGGCGTGCTCGCCGCGCGGGGGTATCATCCTGCCGAGTCGACGATCCGTCGATACGTGCGTAGGTGGATCGACGAGTACCGCGATCGCGTCAACAAGGGCTCGCCACGCGAGGGGCCTCACCTAACCTATTGATCCAGTAGGGCCGATTTGATCTGAAATTGGCCTTGATTGGCCCAATCGGCCGACTCGCGCTCCGATATATGGCACACGATTCCCGGATCAATGATCGAGGGGATCAGATGTCTACGCCCCTACCGCTCGCCGGCGAGCTCGCCGACGATCTTCTATATGGCGCCGATGCGATCGGCGCATATCTGTTCAGGCGCGAGGACGCCCAGCGCGCGCGGCGCGCCGTGCACCACTTGGTCTCGGAGCCGTTCCGCAAACCGGATACCGATTTCCGGCTCGGCGCGGTGATCCTACCTCCACGCTGCTGCGCTGGATCGCCGAGCGTGAGGGTAGGGCAGCATGAGCCGGCTGCACGCCGAGCCGTCCCTCCGACCGAAACATCCGAGCGATCCGTCCTTCGAGGCGCCGAGCGGCGTCGATGCCGAGTACCCGGATGCCGCATAGCGAATAATATGATATCTGCGAGATGTCGGCCTTTCAGCGGTGGTCCCGCCGACCACACTCAATGCTCTGAGCGGCTCCTAATATCAGCTCGCTCATGTGCGAGCCTGCGCTCGATCCGCAGAATTATTGCGAAGAAGAGATTGCGGTGATCCGCATCGGCCGAGCCGTTAGATCACTTCCGACGTTACAAAACAGATCGGGAAAGTACCGAGTTTGGTTGAACGTTGTACTCGTTATTACTTGAACTATTAAACAGGTGAACAATGTCGTCGACACAATCGGGGCCCGCGGAAGCGAGCACGGCACGTCTGTGGCCGGCCGACCGGGTCGAGCGCTGGCCAATCGGACGGTTAATTCCTTACGCGAGCAATCCCCGCCTCCATAGCGAGGCCGACCTAGACAAGCTCGACGCCTCCATCCGGAAATGGGGATGGACGATGCCGGTGCCGGTCGACGAGGAGGGTGAGCTGATCGCCGGCGCGTTGCGTCTTCGTGCGGCGATCAGGCTGGGGCTTACAGAGGTCCCGGTGATCGTCACGCACGGCTGGAGCGAGGGGGAGAAGCGCGCCTATAGGGTGGCCGACAATCAACTGGCGGCGCGGGCGAGCTGGGACCCCGAGCAGCTTTACAACGAGCTCGAGGCGCTCAAATTCAGCGAGTTCGACCTCGATCTGATCGGCTTCGAGCCGGATCAACTCGCTACCATCCTGTCCGGTTTGCGACCGAGCGGTCTGGCGGATCCCGACAGCGTGCCGGAACTACCCGATCAATCGGTCAGTCGGCGCGGCGACGTATGGCTGTTGGGAGGCCACCGGATCGGCTGCGGCGACAGCACCAGCGCGGCAGATGTCACGGCAGTACTGGCCGGATCCGAGCCTCACGTCATGGTCACCGATCCTCCTTATGGGGTCAGCTACGAACCGTCCTGGCGATCGCGCCGCGGGGTCGGTGCCGGCAAGCTCGCGCGGGGCAAAGTGCTCAATGACGATCGCGCTGACTGGCGGGAGGCCTATGCGCTATTCCGCGGGGATGTCTGCTATGTCTGGCACGGGGCTCTGCACGGCGACGTCGTTGCTGCCGATCTTGCGGCTTGCGGCTTGCGGCTGCGCGCTCAGATTATCTGGGCCAAGCAGCACTTCACGCTGGGCCGTGGCGATTATCATTGGAGGCACGAAACCTGTTGGTACGCCGTGCGGGAGGGCAAACCCAGCCACTGGCACGGCGGCCGCACGCAGACGACGGTCTGGGAGATCGCCAACAACAATCCTTTCGGCAACCCGCAGCGCGAGCAGAGTTGGGGACATGGCACGCAGAAGCCGGTCGAATGCATGCGCCGCCCAATCGTCAACAACAGCCGGCTCGGCGAGGCGATCTATGATCCGTTTCTCGGTTCGGGCACGAGTTTGATCGCGGCCGAAATGACCGGCCGCGTCTGTTACGGGCTCGAGCTCAACCCCGTCTATGTCGATGTCGTCGTGCGCCGCTGGCAGGTCTTCACCGGGCGCGCCGCGATGCATCACGCCTCCGGTCAATCGTTCGACGAGCGCGTCGGAACGTAGAACCAAGATCAAGGAGCCACACATGGCGAGACCGGTATTCACCGTGAATGATGCAATGCGCCAGAGGGTGCAGTATTTGGCGGGTGTCGGCCTCCGTCAGGACGACATCTCCAAGATCATTGGCTGCGCGTCGAAGACATTGCGCAAGCGTTTCCGCGATGAACTCGATCGCGGCGTTGCCGAGGCCAATGCAACGATGTTGGGCTACCTGTTCGCTGCGGCCAAGGCGGGCAATATCGCGGCGATCATCTTCTATCGGGCGCATTGGCGGGAGAGGATGACGCCGGATGACCCAATCCCGGGCGCCGAAGCCGAGTCGAACTCACAGGTCGTCCTCGTCATGCCCGATAACAGCCGAGACCCTGAGCTGACGCAGGCGCTGCGAGATGCACAAGAGAAATACTTCGTCAGAAAACCGCGGCGATAGCTCCCATAGCCGGCAAGCATCTCGGCCGCATACCCTTGCAGATCAGGCATGCCGTGGACCCTCTCCCCGACAACGGTCGTGAGCCGGTTCTAAGTGACAAGAGACAGACGGCTTCATCGTACGGCGTATGACGATTTCGCCATCCTTTACGGCAACGATCTCGGCGCACTCCGGACCTCAGACCGAGTTTCTGCGAACCCCCGCCGACATCTGCGTATACGGCGGTGCGGCGGGTGGCGGGAAGACAGTCGGATTGATCCTCGAGCCGCTGCGTTATGTTGGCCGGGTCGCGAACTTCACCGCGGTCTTCTTCCGGCGCACCACGCCTCAGATCACCAACCCCGGCGGGTTATGGGATGAGAGCCAGAACTTCTATCCGCGGCTCGGTGGCACCCCGCACCTCCGCGCGCAAGAATGGCGCTGGCCACGCGGCGGCAAGATCAAGTTTTCGCATCTTCAGCTTGCCACCACGGTCTATGACTGGCAGGGCGCTCAGATCACGTTGATCTGTTTTGACGAGCTGACCCATTTCACGGCGCATCAGTTTTTTTATTTGCTCAGCCGCAACCGCTCGACCTGCGGTGTGCGGCCTTACATTCGTGCGACCTGCAACCCGGACGCCGACAGTTGGGTCGCCGAGTTCCTGGCGTGGTGGATCGACCAGGATACCGGGCTTCCGATCCCCGAGCGTGCGGGTGTTCTGCGCTATTTCATCCGGGTATCGGAAAAGATCGTTTGGGCCAATCGGCCCGAAGATCTGATCCAACACCTGCCTCGGCCGGAGGCTCTTCCGCCGGGTGTCGACCCGCCGCGGCCGATTAGCGTCACATTCATCCCGGCCTCAGTATTCGACAACCCCGCTCTGCTGCAGGTCAATCCCGAGTATTTCGCCTGGCTGCTGTCATTGCCGCTGCTCGAGCGCGAGCGGCTACTCGGCGGCAATTGGAAGATCCGGCCGGCGGCTGGGCTCTATTTCAAGCGGGAATGGTGCGCCCTCGTCGACGCGGTCCCGTCCGATCTCGATATTGTTCGTTACTGGGATCTCGCCGCGACCGAGAAGACCGAGCTCAACGACCCGGATTGGACCGTCGGCATCAAGCTCGGCCGTGATCAGAACGGCGGCTACTGGCTGCTGGATGTGGTGCGCGCGCGGGTGAACCCAGGGGACGTGGAGAGATTGCTGCTCAACACCGCCACACACGACGGCAAGCGGGTTCGTGTCGGTTTCGGCAAGGATCCGGGGCAGGCAGGGAAGAGCCAGGCACTCCACCTGGTGCGCTCGCTCAGTGCCTTCACCGTAACGCCGGCCGCAGAGAGTGGCGACAAGCTGACGAGGTTCGGGCCGTTCAGCGCGCAGTGCCGCGCCGGCAACGTGAAGATCCTACGGGGCCCCTGGAGCGAGGACCTGTTTCGCGTCCTCGAAGGGTTCCCCGATCTCGCTCATGACGACGAGGTCGATGCCTGCAGCGGCGCCTTGGAAATGCTCAATCCCGACATGAAGGGCGCGGGCATTTATGAATTCTATCGCCAGAAGGCCGAGGAGCTGCGCGCCGAGCAGCACGGCAATCCGCAACCCAGTCAAACCGCGTCGGCCCCCGGCTCCGCGGAATGGCTCGCCGAAAAGAACAAATCGAGCTGAACCGCAGTGGCTCCTGCGCCGAAGTTGCAACCACGATGTCCTCAGATCGGTCCGCGTGCATGGCGCGGCACCCTAACCCCGAGGCGGAGGATTCGGATCCCGATCCATCTTCCACGTTATCTTTTGGTATTACGGGATTTTTCTTATTCTGCGTTGGGTCGCAATTAATGCCACGCTAGCCGGGGACCGAG